ACAGTAAATTCTTCAATAGTATCTGCAGAGTCATATGAAAGATCAATCGCACTTACTGCAGTGGGGAAAATTCCATAAAACTTATAAGCCTTTAATACCGGAATCTGCTCGCCAGGTGTTGTAAGCACTGGACTAGTTACATCAGAATTTGCTGATGAAACTGAAGATCTTCCAAACTGTTTAACAATCGCATCTCTTTGATATTGTGCAGGATTAATTAATCCAGTATTATCATCGTGCTTATTGATTGCGTTCATCCACCTTTCAAAAGCAGTTCTAATTGTAAAATCGACATCGTTGATGATGGTAATTGTCCATACATCGAAAGTTCTGTCGCCTGCAATCTTAAGATTTCTGCCTCTGAATGGGACATCAATTACACCAACAGTAGATGCAGGCAGATTTGCAGTTTTTATCATAAATCTCGAAAGCTCACTTACAGACCTGGTGTTGTCTGTAGTATTGCCTCCCGTTGTATTACTGATAGTGGAGAATGTTGGAAAGTTGATTTCACATTCAAAGAGGTTTGGTCTTGCCGCGCCACCAATTAATCTTGCTTTAAAATCTTCTAGTGTTCTAGAACTAAAACTGGGGGTATTTGAAAATGACATTTGGTTTTACCTCGACGGGGATTGATGTTTTAATTAATGATTAAACGGTTCCAACAACCTCTTCGAAGCTAACACCAGTTCTATTAGCTACGAAGGTTAGACCAATAAAGTTAATTGATCTTGCGGGTTTAATAAAGATATCAGCTTTGAATTGATTCGCATCAATAACAGTCGGAGTGTTATTTGATTCATCACATACTACAAGGAAGTCTGTAATTCCCCTCTTAGCTTTAACATCACGTAAGAAGGGTTCCACAATGTTAAGGAAATTCGTTCTAGTTATAACATCATTAAATTCAAATAATTGAGCTCTAGCAGCTCTAGAAATAGTAGCCTCTAATGTTAGGAATAATCTTCTAACATTAATCCTATCAAACGCAGATGCATAAGACAATCCAGTTTTATCACCAAAGAGAATTACTCCTGCACCAGGAGAGAAAATAACTGGATTAATTCTCTTTGGATAAAGAAGATCTCTTTGTGCCTGAGATGGATTATATGCTAGTTTAACGGCATTATTAATAGCACCTCTAGAAGATCCTGCAGGAGAGAACCAAGGGAAATTATTAACTGAGGTTCTAGCCATCACTCCAGCAATATCACCATTCAACGGAACATAACGGAAAGTATTATTAAATCTATCAAACATATACTTATATCCACTGTCAAATACTACATATGAACTAGAGGTTAATGAATCGAAGAAATTGATAATGTTGGAAGTTTGTGTGGCGCTACTTGGAACATTAATCACACTACCTCTGAATGGGGAAATTGTAACTATACAATCCTTCCGTTCTTCCGCTAAAGCTATTAGAGAATTTGCTTTAGCCTGAGCATCTAGAAAATTAGTTCCTCCACTAGGGCCACCTATTATAAAGTTAATATCATATTCTGCAGGGTTTCTGATTAGTTCATAAGAGGAAAGAACCTCACCTAAAGTAATCTCCATTCCACCAGTAGCGGAAGAATAGTCGAATCCATTGGCCAAAGAGTATGTTTTTTGTCCAACACAACCAAAATTTACAGATGAAGTAGATTGGTTCCAAGCGAGGGTTGCTCCAGATTTTGGAACAAATCCGGCCAATGTAGTAAAACTAGTTGGAGTTAATGCGTCTACTTCTCCTGCAAATATATTAGCAGAATTATTTGCGATATAATTTTTATAGTTAATATTTTCAGATGGATTAATTCTAGCGTCTAGTGATTTGGAAATACCAATAAATTTCTCTAAAATATTTCCGGAAACTCCACTTATAGATCCAGAATCATCTACAACTACAACATGAATCTCATCATTTTTAGAATTTCTTTCGGAAGCATACTGAGATGTAGATGGTCTAGGAGCTATAGATTTCCAAAAAATGGTAGAATTTTCGAGACCTAAAGTTTGTTGATCATACCAATCACTCACGGTATTAGTTGGTGTCGCTAATATTCCTTCTCCGACCGGAGTTGTTCCGACTGTACCATCAGTCACTCCTCTACTAAAAGTTCCTACAAGAGTAGTTGATGCGAAAGAAACTGGAGAAGCTGATGAAACTATAATTGATCCAGTAGTAATTCCAATAATTCTTG